CCGTCGCCGGTGTCTTCGCTAGACCCGCCGAATCGACAAGTTGCGGTCGATACGCTGTAACCAGTGCGAGCGTTGATGGTCCAAGTAAAAGCGTTTCCGATGCTGGCCTTGTAGTCGTCGCCTGCGAAGATCGGCGTAGCAATGTTCCCATTAGGTGAGACTGGAGAAGTGTATTGAACCTGACCAACGGTGATCAGATCCGTCTTCGCTTTTACCAGCAAGAGCGTAGCTTGGCTCGCATCGCCACCACCGCCACCGCCTGCTGCCATCGATAGTGCAATCGTGTCAAACCGGAATTGTCCTGCGCCATCGGACTCGATCATGGAGTCAAGCCGACTCAATGCTTGCGTTGCTGCTACCGCTGTCGCGATCTCTGACGCTGCGTCAGAAGCAAGAGCCGATGCAGTCATCACGTTTGGCTCCATGCTATGCACTACAGACGCAACATGGTTCGATCCTGTGACGCTGACAGTCCTCTGTGCTGAAGCAGAAATAAGCAAACGATCCCCGAACGATCCGTTCGTCCAGCCAGCTGACGGAGAGGCGTTGTAGACGCTCGCGACCTGCACGGCCAGCGGCATCTCGTAAGCGATGTACGTCGCAGATCCCGTGAGTAAATCCACCCACCACGTTGCAATCGGTGTCGATCCAACCAACGCCAGCACTCGATACGTACCCGCTGCAACGCCCGTATAGGTCGCCGTGTAAACGCCCTTCCTGTTCGTAGCTTCGGTTGCCGACTGCGACGATACCAGCGTATCGCTTCCAGCCGAATAAAGCTGTGCGGTCACAGTCTGACTAGGAGCCGCAAAAAACTCAACTACTTGAGCCATTGTTCGCCTCGCTCAATTTCGTTGCTAACGGAATCAGCATTGCCGCCACTTGCAAGCTGTTTGGTGCGTGCTTGATCGCCATTTCGATACACGCAATCAGTTGCTGCTGTTCTTCTTGAGTGATTTCAATCGTCACTTACAGACTCCATTTCGTGGCAAGCACAGAATTCATCACACGCATTGCATTCGCATGGCGGCTTGCACCGTTTGCAAAAAGGCTCCGCATTGCAACCTGCAACCAAAATCAAACACATAAAGCACGCTCTCATGACCATTCCTGCTTGAGGCTCCCAATAGTCAGTCCGCTTTCATCAATCGTGTAATCGAACGCAGCGTCGAGGAATTGAACTCCGAGCGATCCTGGATACGAAGTCGCAATGTACGCCGCGAACGCTCCCGCGTGCTGCAAAATCTGGATCGCAGTCGATTGAGGCATCGCATCAACGACCGCTTGCATCTGCTCGGTGCTGTAGACGCTTCCACCCTCTTGCTTCAGTCCCCAGAAGTCGCGATACGTTTGCTGATAGGTCGCGACAACTAGATCATGAAAGTCGTTCGCTCTGGCGACTTTGTTGGCAGCATGTTGCACGGCATCAAAACCAGGTTGCGGCTCGTCATAGGGAGGCATAGCTAGAGTTCCGATCGATAAGTAAAGGTGTCGAGCGTTGCGTTTCCGTCTGATACGTTAACGATCGTTGCGGTTCGAGACGAAGTAGCCTGGAACGAATCCGAGCAGGCAAAGTTCAGCCATTCTCCCGCATCAATTGTGATCGTTGTGTTTGCCGTCACATCAACCCAAGGACTGGTTGGAAACGCGGTCACTGTATTTCCGTTCAGACTTGTTGAGGTCTTCTGGTAGTGCAATGTCGGGTTTGTCCCCGTCCCCGGCTGGATCTGCACGCTGATCTGCTGATCAATCCCAGTGAACTGACGACCAACAACGATGCATTCCTCGTCCGTCGAGTTGAACGTTACTGTGCTCCAATCAATCGCCGCTGGCGTCTTGTCCAGTTGCGTTTTCCAGACCCCGCTCACGCGAATGAACGGCGTTGCTTGCTTCCACGTTCCAGCAACTCGCACAAACGGAGTAGCCTCTTTCCAAACGCTGCTAACGCGGATCCACGCTTTGGTAGATGCTGGTGTTGGTGTGCTTTGTGGTGCAAGCAGCGTCAGGAACATGCTAGATCACCTGTTGGCGAAGTTGGATCGTCGAAGTGTTGTGGAGCATGTGGACGTAGTAAATGTCGGTCGCTCCGTCCTCGTAAATCACGTCGAAGGCAGTATCGCCAACCAGCGCCGCACCTTGCGTGTAAAGCATCGTCCCCCAAGGAAACATTTCGCTTCGCGAGAAGTCAAACGCAAACCAGCGGCCAGTCGCATCCTTTTGGATGTAGAGAATCCCGTTGTGCAAGGCGTATTTTGTTCCGGTGGTAAACGTCTCGGTGTTGGGCGCGTAGGTAATCGTCGCCCAAGTGTTCCCGGCAATGTCGTACCGGTGAAGGTTGGCAGTTGCACCACCTTGGAACGAGTAGATGTACCGCCCGTTAAGGATTGCCGATTCGTTGGTCCAGTCGGTTTCCGTTGCCGAGTGAACCCAGTGGGCTGACATGCCGGTTGACGGTGCAGCTGCCCGAGCCGCCCCCGGCGTTAGCGTTGACCAAGAGTTGCCGCTGATGCTGTAGCGGTACAGTGTAACGGCATTGTTTCCCATGTAGTAGAGAAAATCGTCGTTGCCTTCGATTGCATAGGTCGAGGTCGCGTCTGGCGTGGTGGTCCACGTTGCGACGGTCAGCGTGTCGGTCGTGTTTGCCGTGATAGTCCGAATCTGACCGGCCCCGGTTCCGCCAGTGATGCGGACCTGCGAGTTAATCCATTGACTCGCCGTCCAAGTCTTGCCAGTTTGCACTAGCGTCGTCGAGGTGGCACTCGTCGCCGTGCCAGTGGCGAACTGTTTGAAAGCCCCGTCAACAATCGACGGTGTGGCAATCAGCTTGCCATCGGTTCCGATGGTCGCCGGGAGGCCCGTGTTGACCAGCGTTTGGTAGGTGTTGGTAGCGAAATCGTAAACGCGAAAACTGCCCGAGGCGAGCGTACCTGCAGACAGCAGATACCAGCGAGGGGTCAGCAATCGGTACACCGTCGAGGCCGAAAATGCCGAGGCTTGGGTCGCCACCGTAATAACGGCATTGGACCCGATTTGATTCGACACAATATCCAGCACCGAGCCATTGTTAGGACCGCTCAGAATGTGGATTTTGTAGCCGCGAAGGTCGCGGGAAAGTGTTTGGTTGGTCGTGATGGTCGAAGTCGTTCCAGCCGTTGCGGTCAGCGAGGCAGCGGCGACCGTTGACCCAGTTGACCATGCCCCAGCGGTAGCACTCGCCCCCGCACCAAACGTGCCTGCCATGACCGGAGACGCGAGTTGCACCCAACCGTCCTCGGACGGATTGTAAATGTACGCTTCGGTGTTGCTCCGAAAATACAATTGCTGCTGCCGGGAATGCCGACTCGATGCGATGCACGAACCCGCCGCCGATGCAACAGGAGCAGGGGCACACATCTCCCACCGCTTAAGGTCCAGAATCTTTCGGTTTCCGTTTGTCGTTGCCATGATTTCCTCTTAGGTGACTGAGATGTTTCGCCGGAGTGTCGCCGCGTCAGTGTTCATTACGGATGGAACAACATGGACTGCCGCCAGACCGCCGATTTGCGTTTGGCTTGTGACGGCCGTCACTGTTCCGATGTTCCACGTTCCGGCTTGTGTCGCTGTGGTCTGAAGGTTTGCTGCTGTTGCTTGCCGAGCCTCGAAAATAGGCTGACCGCTCGTGTTTGGCAGGGCGTATCCAATCGAGCGTGTCAGTTGGTTAATCGCAAATCGCATCGCCTCGATCGCTTCAATGAGTTCGCCGTAGCCAGCGATCGGTAGGGGATTCGAGTCGCTGACATCCGCGATCGTCTTCGCGTCATCCGATCCAGCAAACGTTGCCAGCCCGACGACTTGAGCTTGTGCCGTCTGCCCAGAGTAGCTGACCTCGCGGCTTGCGATATTGACGCCACTCCCGGCGGTATAACCTACGTTGTCTGGCATGCGTTACTCCTAAGTGTATTGCAAGTAAATGTCGCCGTCGGTGCCACCACTCGGAGCCGCCGTTCCCGAGGTGATCACCTTCTGGATTCCGGTCGTCTTAGCCAGCGTTACGGCAGAGTTATCGATCGTCCACGTTGCACCGCTCGCTGAAACCGTGATATCCCCTTTATCACCGTCGGTTACACCGCCGCCGCCCGTGCTGTCGGCTTGCCACGTTACAACTCCAGACCCGTTTGTCTTGAGCACTTGGCCGTTTGTGCCGTCAACCGCTGGTAACGTGTACGCTCCGATCGTCACGGTTCCTGCTGTGTTGATTCTCAGTGCTTCGGTCCACGTTCCACCTGAGTTCCACAACCCGAACGAGGTCACTCGCTGCGTACCGCCTGCCGATCCGACTGCCGTTCCAACGCGAAACTCGGACGACACCCATGAGAACCGCCCATATTCGAAACTGGTCGAAGACGTGTAGGTATTGGACACGGCGAACGTCTGGGCGTTGAGAGCGTTTCTCTGCACCAACGTTGCCGCCGCGTCGCGAAACAACCGAACGTCCGCGTTTCCTTCTGTGGGCGTGCCGGATGAGATTCCTAGGTAGCCTGTTGATAGTATGGTGAGCGCAGCATCGAACATCGCGACCAATTGGGTGCCACGATAGAACACAGGATTAACTCCGGACGCTCCGAATGTAGCCGTGTTCGCAAACCCTGCCGAAGTGCCTGGAGTGTCACTAACAACAATGCTTCCTTGCTTCGTGATCCTGACCCGGCTCGCTCCACCGACTTGCCAATCCTGCAGCGTGCTTGCTGTCGCTGACGCGGTGTCAGTCACGTTGACGAGCAACGAATTGAACGTCACACCTCCAGAGTTCCACGTCTGCGTAAACGTGGCAGGCGTCGAAGCTGTGATCGTCCCGAGTGCGTTCGTGAATAGCGAGTTGAACGTCTTAGCACCGCCAAACGTCTGCGTTCCAGTCGTCACCACCCCGCGAGCAGACGCACCAGCGTCCGGCATATTGAAGGTGTGCGTAGAGGTCGTCGAACTGATTCCGAAGTCGCTTCCGCTTGTCCCGGTCGCAAACGTCTGCGTCGTCGCCGTCAATGTGTTCAGCGTGGTGATCCCGCCACCGCCTCCGGCAGGTACTTGCCAAGACCCGTCATCACGCAGAAACTTAGTTCCGTCAGGCGTCCCTGTTGGCGATACGGTGGCAAGCGTCCCAAGCCCGAGCGTGGTTCGTGCCGTGCTGTTCGATGACTCTGTCAGCAAGCCTCGACCGAATGAAGTCGTAGACAATGCCGCGATCGCTGTCAGATCGCTATCGAGCGGTTGATAGCTCGATGCCGCCGACGCAATCGTCAAGTAGTCGGCAATGGTGCCGCTCTGCGTCGCCAGCGATCCCAGACCAAGAACGCTGCGTATCGCCGCGGCATCCGCACCAGTCAAAACCGATCGACCAGTTGCCGAGGAATCGAGGATCTGAGTAGACAGCAGAGCAGATACGCCCACTACGCCATCCTCCGCTTCAGTTCGATCATTTCGCGGTGTAGATCAAATATCGATTGTCGAAGCGACTCTCGATCCGTTTCGCAATCTTGAAGCCGAGAATTAACGACAGTAAGCTGAGCCTCAAAGTGATTCACAAGCAAACTCTTGGCTTGTTCGAATCGATGAAACAAATAGACCACCGCTGTCGTGAGTGCACCGCAGACGCCGGTTCCGATGATGTAGATGAGCGAATCCTGTGTCATGAGAAAACGCTCTCCTTCACCCAATCGATGTTTCGCGGACCTGGAACCTCCATGTCCGATCGCCCGATCATGACCGTCCATGAGTGCGACAGCATCTGGTTGATCGCGCTGGGATCGACATAGGTATAGCCACCAATGCCCCAGCGTGTACCCCAACTGTTCTTGAGCAATGCCCACCAGCCCTTCGAGCTTTGAGCACCCACTTCGGCATCAGGTAGATAGCCGCAGAAGACGACCGCATGCCCGCCGCCGCCTGGAGACCACCGACGAATACAACCTCGCGAGTCAGGCGTCATCGTCGAATTCCAGGCAATCCCGATCTGGACGATCCCAATACCAGATCCGATATACTGTCGCACCTCGTCCGCCGACCTGATCACCGAGTGCGTCTTGAGCTTGTAGTTCTTCGCGTTCTCGCTCATCGCTGGAGTGATCCAACCCCAGCCAGGATAACTAGAGGTATACGGGCCGATTGCTTCCAGGCAGATCCCTTCTTTGGCCGTCTTCGTGCCACCTGACAAAGTGCTGCCAGAGTCACCGCGAATGTTGTCGAACTGCTGCGAGCGAAGATAGGCGTACATGCGAGACAACTGGATCACGTTGCCGCCCGTCGCCGTGGACCAACAGAACTCAGCACATTCGGTTAGACTTTGCCCCTGACACGATCCGATCTGACCCTGGTTCTCGACTTGCAACCAACCCTTTTGAGCCAGCGGACTCTTGCGAGGATCGACCTTTACGGGAACGTCGCCGAACGTCGCGAACAAACAATCGGTCGAAGAAGCCGCGATTCCTTCGCGGTCTTCGAGCTCGATGCGGTAGCCACCGACTGGCAGATCAGGTTCAGAGAAGTCCAGTTGGCTCATCGACCGATCAGCCTCCGCAATCCCGACCGCACTGGTTGACGTTGTTTCAAAAACTGGGTGGTTTTTGTTACAGGCGCGGCAGCGACTTTGACCACTGGCTCAACAAACGCAGCAACCTTTGGCATGCGGCATTGACCATTCGCACAATCACTTGAATCCATCACTGACGGATCGGAGAAAGGTGCTGACGGCATTGCCGTCGCTCCATTCTGTTGGGATGTTAGCATCAAGAGCACGATTGAGATCATCGCTAGCCGCAGAACGTACATTGTCCAGCCCTTCCTTAAGTTGTTTCCAAAGTGCTTCTTCGTCTTTGATTGCCCCGTTGCCAACGTCGGCAGCGGCACGTTGAAATTCGCGAGCGTAACCCGCTTGCGTGTCTTTGGTCATCTTCTGGACAACTTGTCGAATGTCCGAAGACGGCGTTGGTTCCGGCTCCGGCGGAAGTGGCGAATTAGCACGCCAAAGCGCGATCGCCAACGCCGCAATGATCAGCCAGGGAACCAAGCTTTTTTGAGTCTCAGTCGTCATCGTCTACATCCTCCGTCTCGTAATCGACCGGCTCATCCGAAGACGGAACCACGCTGGGTACGTCGATCTTGTTTTCGTGCCAGTACTTCCACAGCAGCAGAGCAATCTGCACCAAGAGAGCAACCAAGGCAGGATCGAGTCCGTACAGTCGAGGATCGTTGTTGAAATCGATTAACGCATCTTCGCCCTTGCTGCCGGACTTGACCCATGCCGATCGTGCCACGGCTCGCGTCAGCAGACGCATGCGGAGCCGCACATTGCCAAACCTATCCAGTCCCTCAGCACGAGATAGGCCACGCATCAGACCGATGCCTTTGCCGAACTGGACCGCAGCGATTCACCGACAACCCAAGATCCGATCAGGATCGCCAGGTCGGTGATCTGCTCTTCCGAGAGAGGCAGTCCAAGCTTGTCTTTGAGAACGACCGCGGCGATTGCACCGACGCTGATCCAGAAGCGACGCGACTTGAGCAAGTCCTGAACGAATGACGGCATGGCAACCTCCGTGAGTACACGAAAAGAGGAGCGTCCATGCTCCATGTCCCACGGCCATACTATCGCATCAGGTTTTTGAACTCTCGTCCGAATCAACCGGACTGGCGACAACTGGCGACAACTGACACCGCCATTTTTCTAGCTGCTCGATGGTCCAGTATCTGCGATTATTCGACAGCTCGATCATCGGAGGCGGCAGCACGCCGGCCTTCCGCCAAACTCGGATCGTTGTGTAAGACATTCCAGTGAGCCGAGCGATCTGTTTCAGGTCAATCAATCCGTTCATGCCGGCCTCCTGTTCTCAAAACACTTCCCGCTTCCAACCGCCGCCATCCTTCTTGGCTTTCTTCTGCTCGATCACGAACACAAACATCGGATACCTCTCTGCGGCGACCTTGGCCTTGACCCGCGACTTCTCATCCATCGGACCTCCGCCTTTGCAATCCACGAACTCCATCGTCCCGTCCGCCATCCAGATCGCGAAATCTGGCGTATAGCGGCAGTCCGGAGCCAGCTTGAAGGTGATCGCCTCAAACTGCCAATCGATGATCTCCGATGCCATTTTGCGAAGCAGCAGCGTTTCCGCGTACGCTGCCTCCGTCTGGTTCATCTGGCCCGGCACATGCCGTTTTCCGTACCGAGTGTTATCCCGTCTAACGAATCGCCTCATGCTCTACCTCTGTCCTGCACTGTCCACCACTGTCCCGATCCATTTCGGGACAGTGGTTTTGAGTAAAAAACCCTATAAAAATCCATATAAAACACACATACTAAATACCACTGTCCCATTGTCCTGATAGGTGTAGACCCTCCTTGGGTCAAAGAAGCTGGGAGGCTACCCCTTGGGACAGTGCGGACAGTGCGGACAGTGGGTGTTTTCATTGAGATTCCTTGCCGACACTGGTCGGGACAGCAAGGACACTGTCAGGTCGGCGGTAGATCTTGGCCTTGTTGCCTTTGGACCTAGTCGGGATCTCCTCGACCAGGTATCCAAGAGCAACCGCGGCTGCGGCCAAGTCCCCTGCCGTAATGCTGCGACAAGCTCGCAGCAAGTCTCGTGACCGAGCCGGCCCATACTTGGTCGCCTCGGTCAGCACCATCTTTGCTTTATCGAGTCCACGGTCAACCGTGTTCTCTTGGATCAGGTCACAAGCGATCCTGGCTAGCCAGTTCGAAAGCTTGATCCCCCAGTTCACGTCTTGCAGTTCAAGCTGAACAAACTCGAACGCACACGATCCTGGATCCACTTCTAGTCTAGCAGCTCGGTGGACCAGTGCAAGCTTCATGCTTCGCGCCGCCACCCTTGCCCACACCGCAGCTCGTGCGTCCGACTCGGAACGCATGCGTTCATCGATCTGGACGCCATGCTCATCCCATCGAATCTCCGCGTCTGAGCTAAATCGGATCGTCTCCGCTCGTGGGAACTGAGCACCCAGATTCCCGCCTGGTGCAAACGCAATCCAGGCCTTAACCTTCTCAACCAGTTCTTCGCTGGGAGACACTTTTTCGAAACGTCTCGACGGAGCTGGCCGATCCTGCACAGGCCAAAACGCGATCCGACCCAGCAACCCATCAGCGACCTGGTCCGAGCTCACCGCCGCGAATACCGTCGAGCCTGTCGAAAGACCCAACAAAACCAAGTGCGGCTCCCTGACTCGGTTTCGGATCCCGTCCGAATGGCCGGCACCGCCATAGACACCGTTGCTCTTTGAATAGACCTTGAGCAGATGCGTACCGATGTTCTTGATGTGCTGGTTCCCCTTCCTATCCAGCACGCTTTGCAGGATCTTTCCGAACTCGTCGCAGACCCAGATCCCGCACGGGTTGATCGAGATCGCTTTCATCAATCCATTCCCCGACTGAATATCCGGTGGCAGTTGGTGCGACCCCGTCGGATCCGCTGCGTCGAGGATCTTGGTAATCGTCGCCTCGCACGCTTCCTTTCCGCTTCCTGTTGTCGCCAAAATCAAGTTGTAGTCGTTGGTCCGCATGTCTGTTTGACTGCAGATTCGCCGGCCAAAGAGCGTCTCGCACAGCGACACCGCAACCGCCAATCCCATGACGTTGCTTTTGCGGTACGCCATCCGGCAATAGAAATCAAACACCTCACGCAGCAACCCCGACTCCGGCACCATCGCTTCGCAAAACGCCTCGTCGGTGTCGTTGTCTTCGTCGGCTTGTTCCTGCTGCTTGTTCGCCCATTGCTGGTTGATGATCTTTGAGATATCGACTTCGGGATCCTCAGCAACCCGCAGCGTCGGCTCCTTGTCTTGCCGCGGAGTCCCCGACTTCCCAGCCGACGCAACCACCTGCTCAATCTCCCGAGGCTCCAACGGATCCGGTAGGACGTGATTCCACCAATTCATCAGCTCCAGTATCTCCGCCTCCGTCAATCGCTCGCCGTCCGGCTGAACCATTGCGTACAGATGACCTGCCAACCGAAACGCCGTATTGTTCCGGCCTCCCGCACTCGGTCGGTCGGCATTCTCGACGTACTTCCTCGCACGATCCGCCAGTGCGATTGATGCAAAACGAATCCTTTGGCTTGGTGCCGCAGGCGATTCCTTGCCCCCTACCTTCAGATGCTTCTCGCACAACCAGTCCACCGCATCCTGACCGTTGCCGATCTCGCTGTACTCATCGACTCGCCGGCCTGTGACCGTAAACCAGCGGTCCCGGTCGTAGCACTCGACACCCTTGCCGTTGCTGCACTTCGCCCATTCCGGCTTCTTGGCCTGCGTCCACAGCTTGACCCCTGCACCGGACGGAGAGATCTCGGCATATGCTACGCCAGCAAATCGGTCCATGATCTCGATCGCCCAGTTTGACCAGTCGCCACCCTCATTAATGCAGTCGTCGAGGTCGATCCCGCACAGCGGATCGTTGGCCGTAAACACGATTCCGATCTTCTCAAAGTCGCAGACTTCGGAATACTCGCACCAGTTAGCCGGATCCTGCCATCGGCAGTTCGGTCGCTTCTGTCCTTCGACGATCCGCCAGGTGATCCACTGCGGTCGCGTTGTCAGTGCGTCAGGTACATCCATGATTATCTCGTTATGACGACTTCTTGAAATGAACTCTTCCCATGCCGTTACGCACTTCCAAGTCAACAACCATCGCAGATTTGCTAAATGCTCCTTTGCCTTGGTTGCCTTTTTTCTTGTCAGTGCTTGTACCGTTAATCAGAGCTGCTCTTTTTCGCTCCTTTTCCTTTCGTCGCTTTTCTTCGCGATACTCGAATCGCTCACTGTCGCGAACACGCTTCAGCTCAAAGCCTGCCTCCGGAATAACTGGCTTGCCTTTGTCAAAATCTTCGATCAATTCACGCATTTGCGGCGAGAGCTGAAACCGCTCTACACGCCGTTTCCCGTCTGGTCCGGGAAGCTCAACGTATGCAACACTCTTCCAAAACAATACTTTGGTTGCCGCGAATTGCCGCTTGCAGGCTTGTGCAAAGACGCAACATCCTGGATCTTTTTCCACCGCAGATGCCACGTCCTCTGGCTGAACAAACACGCGAAGGTCTTTGTCTGCATCGACTACTTCAATGTCTCCCCAGTGTCGTTGGATTTCGATTGATACTTTGTCGTTTCGTAACTTTGTTGTCATAAAAGCGTCCTAACAATTGATTGCATCGAAGCCCCCGTCGACGCGTTTCCTGATGGTTACTCACCGAGCGGGGACTCGATGAATCAAAGCGTTATTTCTTGACCACACCCAACCGCAAATGACACGCTAGGCATCGAGTCGACGCCAGCTTCACACCGCAATGCGGACAGCGATTGCGAGCCCGCATTTCTCTTTCTCCCTGCACTTGGCGAACCGTCTTATCCCAAACGCTCTTCCAGTACACTTCACCCTTTTCCATGAACCGCTTTGTTTTTCTACGTTTGCCCCACCATGCAGACCATAATTGGTGCAATGCATGTCCAAGGTCGTTTGAGCAATACTTGAGCGTCCATGCAATTTCCTTCTGCGCCAGTTCGTTTATTTCCAGTTCATCCGTGTCCATGTTGCTGTTGCTTCCCTTATATGGATTAGTAATCCGCCTCTGTAAGTTTCAGCAGTTTGTACATTTGGTTTGCCCACTTCTTTCTTGCCGATAGACGATTCCTCGCTTCTGGCGTTTTGCTCTTCTCCTTAACTTTCTCCTTAACTTCTGGCTTTTGGTTGTACTCTTTTATGTTTGCCTTAACTTCCGGCCTTTGGCGATACTGTCGCATCCTTGCGCGTTCGCACTCTTTACATGGACGCTTCTGTCCAACGTAAAACTCCGACTCTGGTTTCTCAACTTTGCAGCGTGAGCAAAGCCGCATGACAACGGATTGAACAAAAACATCATTACTGTCTGCACTCATGTTTACCTGTCTCCTTTTAACTTGGTAAAATCGAGCGATCGTTACTAGAACGGCAACTCCTCAACCACTTGACCTTCTTCAACTCCGACCGGGATCTCCTCGATCTCCCTCGCCACAATCTTTTGGAAGCGACCTTCCCGCAGCGTTGTCAGCGATCTCGGGATCGCAATCCAACCCCGACGAAACAAGTCGATAGCCTCATCGATTGAATCGGGACACGGCAGCGAGCAGTGATCCCGCCACCAGAGCTCGGCCTTGCTCCGTGCATACCCCGTATGCTCAACGCAAATCCATTCGCTCACGCCGAAGGGCATGTTCCCCTGGTGCTCTAGTTCGTAGGTAATCCGCAGACTGGGGATCTTCCCTTCCTTCTCGTGGATCGTTGCCGACGCGCCGGCTACGATCCACGTTTCCGGCTCGCTGGTCGAAATCAGTTCGGCCTCCGTGTCGGCTTCCTGCTGATGGTTCGGCTCTCGATGCGGGATCGTAAACCCGCACTCGCATTGACGCTCTCGCTTGGGAATGATCCCGGTACAGTTCGGACACTCGCGACCGTCGCTAATCTCCGACGGATCCCGCTGCTTGCCGGACTTCTGACGCGGCTTGCCAAAGTCGATCGCGTCGATCGACCCGTGCCGCTTCAGGTTCTCTCCAAAGTCCAGCACCAGGCAATCCGACTTGCTCTCATGGACTCGCAACCCCCGACCCACGATCTGAGCAAACAACCCTGGCGATGCGGTCGCTCGCAAGATCGCGATCGCGTCCACGTTCGGAGCATCGAACCCCGTCGTCAGCACATCGACGTTGACCAGCCATCGGATTCGGCCATCGCGAAACTCACGCAAGATCGACGCACGCTCCAGCGGCAGCGAGGCACCCTCCACCATCGCGACCCGTTCCCCGGTCAAACCCTCCAGCGTTGTCACAACACTATTGGCATGTCGCAGCGAGGTACAAAACACCATCACGCTATGCCGGTCGGAGGTAACTTGGACCAGCTCCTTGCATGCCTCGGCCACCTGCGATCCACCGAACAGGCTTTCCAGTTCCTTGGTGATGAACTCACCGTACCGCAGATGCAGTCCTGACGTATCGAACTGGGTCGCCGTCGGTCGATTCGTGACGCGACACAGGAACCCCTCTTCGATCAGTTGCTTGATGTCTGCGTTGTAGCAGATGCTTTGAAACATCCCGTCAGGCCGGCACAACGCACCCTCACCTGTCCGAAACGGAGTCGCCGTCAATCCGATCACCCGAGCCTGCGGATTGACGATCCGCATGTCGGCAAGGAACGTCCTGTACATCCCTTCATCGTCGCTTGGCACCAGGTGCGACTCGTCGATCAAGATCAGATGCCGGCGATCAAACAACGTCGCCTTGTTGTATACCGACTGGATCCCGCACAGGACAACGCCTTCATCGGTCGCGTACCGCCTCAATCCTGCCGAGTATTCGCCGACCGGAATATCGAGCAACCTGCGGACCTTGTCCGCGTTCTGCTCGATCAGCTCCTTGCGATGCTGCAAAATCAGGACGCGACCTTCGTAGTCCTTGACCGCACGCCTGGCCAGTTCTGCAATGACCAGACTCTTGCCGGACCCTGTCGGCAAACAGATCACCGGATTGCCGGCCTGGTTGCACAGGAATTCATAGGCAGCATCGACCGCTTCACGCTGGTACCATCGCAGATCCATCAGTCTTGCCTTTTATGCTTGGAAAGAATCGCCGCTAAATGCTCTGCCGTGTCAGCAAGTCTATGAATAGACTCAGCTAAGCTGTCTCTCCTTTCTTCTTGGCTCCCGCATCCTAGAGACCTGTTCACAGACTCAGAAAGCATCGCGAACCCGTAAATGATCGCGATAGCTTTCTCGTCCTCTAGGTTAAGCTGGAAAATCATATTGGCGTACCAAGAGTCATCAAAACCGGAATACATTGACATTCGCACCTCTTCGTTCATGAAAGATTCCTAAATAACTAAAACATGCCACTACGCAAAAAGCGGCAGTTGCTCCGATTGCTTTCGTTGCGACTCGACAGACGCAAGATTCTTTTTTGCCTGAGCGTAATACTCAGGCTTCAACTCGCAGCCGTAGAATCGCCGCGGGTCGGCAATCGCCTTGCGTGTCTTCTCCGACCGACCGCCTATCGACACATAGCCTTCGGAGCCGATGCCAGTAAACGGGCTGAAGACAATTTCGTCGGGATCTGAAAACAACAGGACACATCTGCGAATCACCTCTAGCTGCAAAGGACAAATATGTTTCGTGTCGTCCTCGCTCTTAGCCGCTTTGGTGTTCAGCGTGTCGGTCTCTTGAATGTCCGACCAGCAACCTTCAGCCCAGTCAATCCACTCGTTGCGTGTCACTTGCCCTTTCGCGTTGATCTTCTTTGCGTTGTCGCCAGGCTTTCGGAACTTAATCAGGTAGTCTTGCAGTGTTCCGCGTTGACCAGCCCTATCGTTCTCTAGTCCGGAAAACTGAAGCTCCCTAGATCGCGTTCTAATAGCTTGAGCCTGTGGATTCTTCCTGACCATCCAATCGTACTCGTAGACGAACCCGGCACGCTCGGCAATTCGTATCACCGTGCCGCGGAAGTCACACAACCCGACACCGCCGCTTCGCTTCATTCGTGGTATCTGTGCGACGTGAATCACGACCGCCCTCCCAGGCTTAATCACCCGCAGCAAAGCCTTCGTAAAAAACTGCAGATGCACCTTCGCTTCCATCCCCATCGCATCCACATTCCCGATATCACTAACGGAATCAGTATAGGCGTAGATAGACGGAAACGGAGGGCTGAAAACTGAAAAGTCTATCGAGTTCTCTGGCATGTCGCGCATCATGTGCGGTATGCAATCTCCGTGGTGAATCTCCCATTGTTTGTCATCGAATAAAGGCATGACCGCATTCCTTAAAAAGTTCTTCCTGTTCCTTCGTGTCCTGCTCTACGCGAGCAGCTTTCCGTAACACGTTTTCCACGAATGGATACTCCAGTTCCGTAACTGGAATATGCACATTCAATGGCTTCGTTGATCCGATTCGATTGGATCGCTTGACTCCTTGATAGAACTCCTCGTAGGAGTCTTTAAGACCGCTAAATATTTGCCTAGTGCAAACTTGCAAGTTGAGACCAAAGCCTAGAATCTTCAGCTTTGTAATCAGCACTTTAACTTCGCCGCTTTTGAATCGACGAATACTTTCCTCGCGTTCGGATTCTTTTGTTGCTCCCGTTATGCTCACGGCTTCAGGGAATGTCTTTTCCATTTGCTCTTGTTCGTCGTTGTAGTGGCACCAGATGATCGTTGATTCGTCGGGCCATGAATCGACTTGCGCCCGGATGAACGCAGGCTTGTTTGTTTCCATGCCGTTCTTGCCTTTCGCTATCTGCGATAGCTTTCCACGACTAGCAATCCCGCCTACGCTCGTCGTTAGCAGGCTCCCGGTTAAAGCCCGTGCCGCCTTCCGCTGCTCGTCCGTTAGCTCTATATGGTCGATATGAATTTTGATCGGAGGGGTCGTTCCGACATTGTCTTTCCAGCCGTAAGTTGCCGGATTCGTTAGGAAGATCGACCAGTCCGCAAGGCTTCGATAAAAAGGCTTCAGTGCGTGATGCTTCAACTCCCATCGGTTCTGCGTCTCGCCGCGATTGATAAAGTACGTCGCCAGAAACTCATTGACAGTCCTTGATCGATCCAAGAATACAGCATGATTCGCAAACTCGATCCTGTCGTTTGGTGCAGGTGTTCCCGTCGCGCACAGCTTCCAGTCCAACCCTTGACCGAGTTCGATAAGCCGCGTCCCCCATGCTCCGTAATGGCTTTTGAGCATCGACGATTCATCCAGCACCAACCCGCCTAGCTGCGACTGGAACAACCCCTCACGAATAGCTTCGTAGTTCGTTACGCCGATTTGAGCGTGATATTGCTCGTCGCCGTTCAACCAGTGGCTGAGGTTCGCCGCTGGTATCTTTCCGATACTCAGATCCGGATAGAACTTTCCAGCTTCTTCAATGGTCTGGTTGACCACCATAAGAGGCGAAACGATTAAGACTCGCTTTCCCGTCGCCTTGGCTGCGTGCTTCGCAAACTCAAGCAGCATGAACGTCTTGCCAAGTCCGCAATCAGCGAAGATAGCGTATTTGCGTTTCTGGATCGCGAGCCTAGAAATATCCCGCTGGTAGTCGAACAGCGATGGATGGAGATCCGCATCGACATCCGTCTTCGGTTCAGTCTTGATTCCTAATTGCGTAGCGTATTCATCTGAAACAATTGCCCGCGATCCTCGAAAACGATAGCTCGGCAACTGACGCACGTTTAGGAAAGTTGCGTAGTCATCCAGCGAGTTGGTGTTGAAATCTATTAACATTCTATTCCCTGTCTTTACAGTGTGTTGGTTTCAGCTAAGTCCAACAAGCTTTTCAAGCTCTTGAACACGATTCCTCAGCTCATGAACCTGCGCCATCATGTTCGCAAACGGATGCGTAGTCCTGTCCATCTCGACCAAATTGTTAATATCTACGCCGCAATTGTTAGCCGCAGTTTCAATATTGGCTCTGCTGACATCGCGATTCATCTTCGCCGACATTTCGCGAATCGCCTGTTTCCAGTCTGAAAATGGCTTCTTCGCAGACTCAACAAATTTTGTCAGCGAGTACATTTCCGCACTCGTTAAATAACTCTTCTTAACCATTCGATATTCCTCCTCAACCAATCCCATTCAAAACTTCCGCCACACCCAATCGATCGTGCGGGATTCGAACCCGCTAACAGCCCTTTGTCGCCGATCGACACAACCAAGCTACTTTTGCCAAGGTGCCTTGCCGTTGGTTGAATACGAGGCGACCACATCCGCTGTCGCCAACTGTCGGCTGTTCGCTATGCCTGGCTGAGTTGCCACCGGCTGAGCCGCGCGAGGCTTAAACGACTTGATGCGATTCTCCATCTCGCCAGTGTCTTCTCGCTTGCGAACACCGACCGAAATTCGCAGCGGCTTCATGTGCAGTTCGCTCGAATCCTGAGGCGTCAAAATGTTCACCGCTCGACAAATCGAACTCAAAGTAGACGCTGCAATTTGCACCGCTGTCGCGTTCGGGTTGTTCAAGTTCAACTTCTCGAACAGCCTGCGATTTTGGTACTGTCCACTGAGGATCTGGATCTCCAGATTCAGGTAGCTTCCGTTCCCGCTCTTCGTCTGCTTCATCTCCGAGGCGACAATGCACGCCTCATACTCGCCGGCAGGGATAACATCCATGCCAACGTTCGGCTCGACTTCCATTGCATTAAAACCAGCTAGATTTCCCATGTTTCAAAACTCTCCAAAAAACTAGAAACGATTCTCAACCTCAACCATCACATTTGATTTGCTCGAACCGTCACGCACGATTCCCGCGATATTTCCTTTGGCCGGCCTAGCCTGCACAACTTCCGCAGCCGTTGGCCGACTGCCTCGAAACTGGACCGGAGGCAAATACTGAGCGATCGCCTCAAACGTCGGAGGCAGCTCGTCCGGCATACCCAGGCGGTTCTTCGCCTCATGTGCTGCCGACTTGGTGCAGGCCATAAAGCGTTCCTTGCCTCCGATTGCAACCGCTCGCTTGGCACCGAACCCTTCTTCCTTGGTGATCGTGTTTGTGCGATACCGCAGGAACAGCACCTCGTCACACCATTCCGTCACACAGCCAGAGCCTTTGACATGCAACGAGGGACGCCAGTAGTTGTACGAGTCCCCTTCCGGGTTGACGAACTTTTCGATCATCTCGTGGCAAGTAAAAACCACATGCCGGCCTTGCTGCCACAGAAACGCAAACCCGTCGAAGAGACTCTTCCATTTCAGCTCGACCGACTGGTAGCCTTTGCCGTACCCGATGTCATCGATCGTCTTCTTGTTGGCCTCCGCTGCGACCTCCGCAAAAATCAGTTTCTCCAACCAGTCAGCGGTATCGACGACGACCGTCTCGTAGTCGGTCTCGACCAAGTGCATCAGCCACCCGTAGAACTCACCGACCGACCGGATAACGTCGGTAGAGTCACAGTCCAAATCACCGACACCATCTTCCAGATTCAAAAAAATCGGCTTAGGGAATTGAGCCGCCAGCGTGCTCTTTCCAATCCCGTTCTCGCCGTAAATCAATACCCGCCTCGCACGCGGTACTTTGCCTTTATTAATCTTCACTTCTCGCTCCTAAAACAACACACACACGCACACACAAAACGAGGGGCAGAAGTTGAACCTGCAACGCGGACATAGGGAGCAACCGCTGTTTTGCCTGGATTAAACTACCCTCGTAGCCACTACAGCAAACCGAAGATCCATGTCGCCAACGTCAGGATCACGCACCACACAATCAATCCTGACACAG